GCGCCTGCCATAGGGTGACCTGAACCGGTCTGAGGTACGGCTGATAAAGGCCTTTACAATTTCATTATCATTCTTGTAGGTAGGTGCAAGTTCCGCGAGTTCATTAATCCAAGAACCCTGGATTTGTTCAAGGGCATCTTTGGTCTTGATGTCAACTAATGAGTTGTTGAACCATTTACGCCCCAAACGCTCCAAGATAAGGGATTTCCCTAAGCCTTGCGCTCCGTATAATACGATAGCCGTATCGAACTTGATACCAGGCACCATAACACGTGCTACAGCGCCACACATCCATTTACGTGTAACGGCCCTGATGTATTCGGTATCCTCTGCGCCGATATAATCGATGAAGAGAGTATCGACTCTACATTCACCGTCCCAGGTTAGACCCGTTAGGTACTCTCGCACAGGGTGGAATTTGTTGGTTTGCGTGACTTCCTGTAAGGCATCATCGATAATGCCTTTACCCTTTATTAGGTATTTCGTAGCGAAGTAATTGCGTAAACACGCATCATCTGTATCAGTCCAGTACGGTGTCTCGTCCTTACCACGCCACGGCAAATCGTCAATCACCACTAAGCGGTGCGCAAATTCGTCAAGACGGATTTTACCTTTTAACGCCGGGTCGTATTTTAGAACAATTAAGCAGTTGAATACATCTGATTCAGGTGTACCACGGCGGTCACGTTTGAGCTTTTCAAGGAAGTCTTCCTCCTCGTCCGTGATATCCTCAAACTCCATATCCGCCATGCGTTCCTTATCGAGCAGTACAGGCGCAGCGCCGTCTTCATTAACAAAATCAAGCATTGCCTTATAGCTCGGAAGGTCTGTTACTTTGGTGCGTGGATCCACGTCAGCATCTTCGGCACCAAATAAGTGAATGCGTACTAAGTCAAACGCATTGACGAGCTTACCACTGATAGGGTCTGTTGCATGGTTCGAGTAAGCAAACGTATCATTATCGTAAATGACAAGACCCGCTACTGAGCTGCCTTCTGTATATGTGTAACGGTCCTCGTGCTGCGTTGGTGCATAGACATTGGGCAAAAACTTATGTATCGCTTCTGTGATACTATAGCATCTACAAAAGGCGCCAAGTAATCCTTTTTTCTCTAATGGGTTACCTTGCTTTTTAGCCGCATCAAGCCTGATTTGAGATTCTTTACTTGATGTTGGCCAAAGGCTCGTATCACGCCAGTCTCTGTAGGTACTCAAATACGTATCGACTGAAATAAGCTTACCTTCATTATGTTGGTATACATACGCAACATCTTTAGGGCAACTTGGCCAATACATAAGGCGCTCCGCTTGATGCGTTGAGGAATCGAAGGATTCAATACCAATATCATCGGCAATGCGTCTTGATACCGCCTGGTATTCATCAGGTGCCATCACTCTATCAGTAGGAATGATGACGCGGTATCGCGGATTGTCAGGGGTATGGCTGTGCGTACTATACAGCACGTATTCCATATCACCTAGTTCCAAATCAAGATTTGAAATGAAATCCTCGCTAGGTGAATCCGCATCAAGAGTAATCAAATATCTTTCTTTGACTTCCCCTCTAACTCGTCTACCATTATTGGGAATATAGCCACCTACGAAACCGCCCACATCTTTCCTTCGGCCCTTTTCGTCCTTAGGCATTTTAACGTATTCAGCTGCCGTTTCATTGGTTACTGTTGGCGTGGATAATTTGTTGGCCAACGCACTCCAAGTCATTTTTTGAGACTTCCAGCTACGGGCGGAGCGATTTCTGCCCGTAGCTATGATGATATTTGTATCCATATTACATCGCTCCTCCCTTCGCAAATTGGATGTCTCTTATAAATTGGGGTACTTGTAATTTATGCTTTTTAACCCATTGGCATACAGCATAATTAACGTCGTGGTTATCACTAACACATCTGTTATTTTTTAACTTGGCCTGATGTATTTCAATGAAGTTATCTGTATCCTTGCTAGGATTAACTTCAATACATGCCACAGGCTTGTCGCTTTTATAGACGCCTACGATGGCGCACGTTCCGGCTTTTACTTTATCGACATAAGTACCAACGCAATTATTCAATTGTACACCTAATCGGATGATGCCGTGCGTTGACTTGATCACATTGAAAGTTAGCCCTTCAACTGAATCTGCTAACTTTTTATGGCGTAAGCTCTGTTGCACTGGTAAGTTTTCGGCTTCTTCAAATTTAGATAAGCACACAATCTCGTCATGCAGGTCTTTAATTTGAATTCGTCTAGCCCAAACTTCTTTCTTTTTGCTTCTTGATAATCTAAGATACATATCAGATGTATCTTTAATTTCGGAATAAGAATCGGCGTTTTTAATGAACAATAGAGTACGCCGCTCACCGTATTGGTGCATCATGATAGATAGGAACTTTGTAAACATAAGCAAGGTCTGTTCGCTATTCCATATTGGCCACGATTGAATATATCCTGTCCCCCCACCTTCCTCTGCTACGAGGTCTGTAAAGGCCTTTTGATAATCCATGCTTTTGAATATCTTGCTGGCCGTCTTAATTACTTTCACATAAAAGAAAGGACGTATTGACAGTAATCTTCGAACCCAGCGCTTATCTGGTAATTCATAAAGCTGTATTAGAGCTTTAATAAATGGTGTACCGGTGCTTGTTAACTCAGTAATACTTGAAGTACACACCTTGTCAGAACCGAAAGGCCTAAAATAGGTGTCATAGTCTTTAACTAATGTATCATTAAGAGCGGGCGCATCCGGTGCGTGCATTTTCCAAATTAGGTTATGGAGCAAATTATCAAGGGCCCCATATTTGGCTGATAATAAAACACCCTGCCTAATAGCCTTAACTCTGTAGCCTACTTTTTTAGATAACTTAGTAAAATAGGCTTCCTTTAGCACTTTGGCAAAAGTCTTTAGCTCGTTTTTATGCCCCGCTAATCGACAATTTGGAGTTGTTACAAGCCATCGTAAGGGTAATGACTTTGAATAAAAGCACGATATATTAGGCTCGATTTCAGATACTATATCGGCACGAGTGCGTTTCTTTTGAACCAGGAATACTTTTCCTTGTTTAAAATCAAAACGCAATATGTCGATAAGATGCGGTTTGTATCCGGGGTAAATCGACTGCATATCATTATCGACATACACTGTGTGGTAGTCGAATTTAACGTCTAATATTGATCCCCTATCGATGATTGAAAGTTCAATATCAAGCGGAATATTATCATTACTCGAAACCTCAGCAACACAATCATCATTTGTGTGAATGAGTTCACCACATTGCGGGCAATAAAACTCATTTGACATATAGGGGTCTACGATTTTGCCCATACCGGATGACACGGAAGACCACAAGCAGGCAAAGGATTGCCCGCAATCTACGTGGTAATGTACAGCAGGTGACCAAGAGTTCACTTGCTTGCGCCGTACTAGGTCATACAGCTTTTTGACTGACAAACTAAATAATACCTTCATAAGGCGCTAACCTCTTTCTTATAACAAATCGTCTAAATCGTCTAAATCGTCTAAATCGTCTTCTTCATCAACTACAGGAGCATCTTCAACAGGAAGGACTTCCTCTACTGGAGCTTTCTTCTTAGAAGTACGTTTGCGTTTTGGTTTTTCAGCGGGTTGCTCTTCTACTTTAGGAGCGTCATCTACGGTTGGCGTTTCTTCAGTCTTTGCGGGCTCTGCTTTTTTACCATTAAGTACTTTAAGCCCTAAATCACAAGCAGCGATACAACCTTCGCAGTACGCCATAGCTGCGTCTTTACGTTCGCTAGCAGGTGCGTTTTTTACTAATTCATATAAGCTATCAATGGCTTCGCGTTGTTGTTTAATTTGTTCTTTATTAATCATAATGACTTCCTCCTAGTCTTTCATATAATACGGGTTTTCAAACCCCGCTGCATTTAATATAAGGCCCTCATTCCAGGGCTCAGGTTTACACATAATGTCTATGACTTCATCTAAACTACCTTCACCTATAGGTGCTTCAATAACCACCTCGTCATGGATATGGGCTACAATTTTATAACCAGCATTTGCCAGTCTTAGCATTGCGGCTGCTAAGCAATCCCTTGCGACAGCTTGCACAATGTTTTCGACGAGCTTTCCGCCGTAGGTTTCAACTCTGCCCCATGTATTCTTAACCTGATCCATGCCGTCGTACTCAATCGATTCACTGCCGAACCGGTTAAGGCCTATTCTAGGTCTCGCGTAAGCAAGTCTACGTCCAGACGGTAATTCGATAAACATAAACCCTTTCGATTTAAAGAATTTAATGTTGCCTTGTCTAATTCGTACAGGTTCGCCCGTCTTTACAACTTTCTTAGCTGCAGTATCTGCATCCTTCCAAAATCTCGTAATTCGTGGACTTGCTTGTCGCCAAGCTTCGATGATACCGGGAAGTTCGGATTCTGGAATTTCCCCTTTTGAGTCCATCGATTTCATGGCCCCTACGCCACCACCATAGCCCAGTGCCAATTCTGCAACCTTACCCTTTTGGCGAAGGTGCCCATTTACGCCGTGCTTCTCGACTGGTACGTGGAACATGCTAGATGCGGAGGCACAGTAGATGTCGCCACCTTGTGCAAATACATCCTGTCGCCACTGCTCGTGAGCGAGCCAGGCAATAACGCGGGCTTCAATAGCACTGAAATCAGCTACTATAAAGCGGTGCCCATCCTCTGCTACAAGAGCAGTACGGATAAGTTGCTTAATCACATCGCCAGGGTTTCCGTAGAGTAGGTCTAATATTTCTACGTCTCTACTCTTAAGGCATTCCCTGGCTGTGTCCAAATCTTCTAGGTAATTACGCGGGAGGTTTTGCAGTTGTACTACACGACCTGCCCATCGTCCGCTTCTCATGGCTCCGTAAAACTGAAGCATGCCGTGAATACGACCATCGGAACATACTGCGTTTTTCATGGCCAAATATTTTTTAATTGAAGAGTTGCCCAGGACTTGCCGGTTCTTCAGCACAGTACGCACATCGGAAGGAATATCCTGTGACAGTAGATTTGATACATCCTCTTTTCGCATGGTCTCGACTTCATAGCCCAGCCGTCCAGATATCCAATCCTTTAGCTGCAATGTACTATTGGGGTTATCTAGCCCTGTTAGCCGCTCCGATGATACGGTGGCCTTTTCTACGATTTCGTCATTGCATGCAAGTGCAGCATCGACAAGTTCCATATCTACCTTTACACCTCTCCAGTTGATGTCTTGATCAAGTAGCCAATACTCGTGTTCAATAGCAGGTGGTTTCAATGAAAGCAGGCGTTTACGAATTGCCTTTTCAACCACTACATCTTGACGGTTATACTCAATAAATTCCGCCCATTTCTCAGGCGCATCCTCAGGCATATTACGTGTCTTAGGATTTGTCTTAGTAGGCTTACGCGGAACAGAGAAGAATTGAATTAGGCGTTTACCCCGTGAATCCTTAGCTTCTCCTAATCGTAAAGCCTTAGACACATTATCAAGGCTTGCCGGTAAACTGCAGTATAACGCTAGCACAGAGGTACATTCCCAATTCGTGTAGTCCGCATCAGGGAAGTACTTTTTTAGGCACAGCATTTCAAACGCTGCATTGAACGCGGTCTTTGTAATTTCCTTATTATACAAAGCGTCCACCACCCTTTCGGGCAGTGGATTCTTTGTCATATCAATTACTTCGACGGGTTCGTTATCAAAGCTATAGGCAAAGAGCAGTATTTCAAATGTTGTATCGTCAACATATCGCTGCGCCCCATATTTAATAGGGCAGGCGCAATAGGTTTCCACATCAATGCTGAGCTCCATATGTGCCTCCTTAGATTAAATCGTCGTCATCGTCTAGGTCGCCTAAATCATCATCGCCAAAGTCATTAGCAGATACATGTACACCGCCAAGGCGTTCGCCATCTTTAACTTTACGGATACCATTTAGACCAAAGCCTACACCTTTCTTACCGTTGAAGTTGTAGGCAAAAACGGAAAGTGCAACTTGTGCATATACACCAGAGTAGATTTCTTCTTCGATATCAAAATCGTCCATCTTGATTTTTTCACGATTAAATACGATAGGTTGCTTATCGCTGTTCGCGTTAATGAAGTATTTACCAGCATATGTTTCAGGTTGGTCAACTACTGCTTCGTCAGTATCGCCGTCGCGTAAGTTCAATTTTAGGTATGCTGCTTTGCCTTCTACCTTAGCAACTGCTTTTGGATCCGCTTTGAGTTCTTCAATCGCACGTTCAAAGGCTTTGATAGTCTTCTTATCTGTTTTATCGATAATAATTTGAGAGCTGTATTTTGCTTTACCGTCATCGTTTTTACGAGGTTGAGCAATGTTTGCATAAGAAAGTCTTACTACACCAGTTGTTAATTTAGCCATGTTACTGTCTCCTTATTTCTTAAATGGGTTACAATTATGTTCGAACCCTATTACTGTGTTAAATAAAATATCTAATTCGTCTTCGATATCTGACCTTTCGTCGTCTAGTCGAATCCATTCATCGTCTTCTTCCCAAGAATATTTCGAAAGGTCTAATTCAGTTTTATAATAGTCCTCTATCGCCTCACACTTAGCATCTACTGCGCAATAGCGAACGTGTAAGCTAGTGGCATAGGCAATAGTAATTTGGTAAAGCTCGTCGAGATAATGCCCCCGTTCATGGAGCTCTTTTGCGATAGCCCGTACAGATGTCATTTTTCAATCTCTGCCATTAGCTTCGCTACTAATGCTTCTAGTTTAGAGATACGGCTTTGCGCATCCTTCGCTTCAGCTACGTAATCGCTACCTTTACCAAATTTGAAAGATGCGCTCACGTTGTACATATTTTCACTTCCGAAAGTTCCTGCAATGCCTAGCAAAGTTTTTTCATTAGGTCTGTAGTACAAGCCTAATGCCACTGCATTGGCATTGTGGTAATGGCCATATGCAATAGATGCGCTGAACTTATCTTCTTTGTTAAACTCCATAGGATGTAGTCCAGCTAATGCAGCTGCACCTGCACCTACTTTATTTACACGGCCATCTAATCGGCTAATATCTGATTTTAAATTCGTTAAAGCGTTATGTGTTTGATGTTCTAGTACATCAATTCGTTGCTCATGATTTGCTAAGATACGATTGTGTGCATCCATATCTTCACTCATTGTATTAATGGCATCATATGCAGCATGTAGCTGTGATCCATTTACCGCATCAGTTGAAGATGCATCTATACGGCCTGCAGCAACGTTCTGAATTTGTCGAACATAATGTTTTACACCACCATATCCTGCACGGTCTTTACTACCAACGCTTACTACTGATGTTGCATCTGTACCAGC